GCCTATGCGTTCCGTGAAGAGCATCAAATGTGTAGTATTAGAGAATTACAAGCAATACTAAAAGAAGAAGAAGCTAGGAACGCAGGACGAACACTTAGTGGATCTGTAGTTGTTGGTAATTCTGAAATAAATGAAAACATGACACCCGAAGAACGGGTAATAGCCTGGGCTGCTAGAAATGGTAGTGCAATAAATATAGGAGAAAGTCGATGAAAACAGGATACTATATTTCACCAAAAGATTATAATACTATAATCAATTATGCTAAAGCAGCATATAGTGAACATAAGTGTGAGATAGGTGGTATGTCTATCTGCTATCAGGACAAAGATAGTGATTGGATTGTAACAGATCCAGTAATTCTAAAACAAGAGATTGCAGGTTCTACTTGTGATCTTGATCAAGATGCTCTTGCAGATTATTATTGTAATGCACAAAAGAAACATGGCAAAAAGAACTTTAGGTTTTGCTGGTGGCATTCTCATCATAATATGGGTGTATTTTGGAGTGGTACTGATATAAAAGGAATTGAAGAATACTCTGATGGAGATATGAGCTTTGCTCTTGTCGTAAATCTGAAACGTGAAAATAAATTCCGTATATCATTATGGAAACCTGTAGCAATGTATTTAGATACTGAACTACAGCTTCTAGGACAAGGTGAAAAAGAAATACCTAAAAAGATAGTAGATGAAGTGAATGAATTATGTACTACAAGAACATATACTTCCTACAAAAAGGGTGATTCTACATACAATCGTCATCAAACTGATATTTTTGACGACAATAATGGATATAGTATCTATTCTGGAAGTAGAATAAATCATGGTACCAATCTTTATCCAAGAAGTAATGGTTTGGAAAGAAAAGATTACAATATTTGTTATGAATTTATAACAGAAATGATAGAAAGTCTTGTAAATGAAGGTATGGAATACTCCAAATACATTAAAGAAGCAGAAAAGTTCAATAATAACCTGAAAAAGTTAGGTTCTTTATTTTCAATTCAGACAATTCCATTAAATGAAATAAAACCTGAACTTGCATTTGAAGATCCTGAACTATGGATAGGGTATAATGGAGAAACAATGGAGGTACTGCAATACAATGGAATCTACTATTAATAATAGATCAAAAGGTATTGTAAGCAACCTACATGAATACACTTTTCACATTCTAGGCTGCGGGGCTATAGGTAGTTCCGCAGCTGTTCAACTTACAAGAAGTGGTGCAACAATCTTCTTTCTGTATGATATGGATAAGGTGGAAGATGTAAACATTGGTGTTTCACAATACGACCATAGACATATTGGATTAACAAAAATAAAAGCATTAAGCTGTATACTGGAAGATATTAATCCAAATGTAAAAGTAGAATGTGTTGAAGGATATTTCAGTGAATATCTCTACAATGGAGATAAAGATATTGCTGTGTTGGCATTTGACAATATGGATGCAAGATTAAAAGCTGTTGAAATCTTATGCAAAACACAACAATGCCCAAAGCTAATAATAGATGGCCGAATGGGGGCTGAACATTACCAACAATACGTTATTGAAAAGCCTACAATACAAAAGTATAAAAAAACCTGGTACAGTAATGCTGAAATGGCATCTGAACCATGTAATATGAAAGCAACTACTTATTGTTCTTATATGAGTGGAAGCTTCATAGCTAACTCGGTAAGAAAATATACTACTAAGCAACCATTTAATGGTGATTTTAGTTTTAATTTCCCTACTATGATGTTGGATAAAATATAAAATTGCCTCAATATCTATCTGTGTGTACGTTAAGTCGACCCAGTTCAGAAGAATAGTAAGTTTCTCCTGTATTTATGGTTATTGTTTACAACACGACATGAATCGTTACCGTATTTATTGAGGCATATTATTGTGGGAGTGGAGAGATGTTGCGTGAGCAGTCCATGGGCGTTACCTCATAAGTAAGAAAGCAAATACATGGCTTTTTCCAGCCCTTATTGACACTCCCACATACTTTTGTATTGTATAAAACCATAGACCTTCGTAAATTTATTATGTGACACAAGTCACATTCCAACCACAATCTCATAAGGAGAATCAATGAAAGTACTGTACTTTGACTTGGAGCATGGTAGTCAAACCCTTGGTGGCCCAAAAATGTTAAAAGAACTATTTGGTCACCATATGCTAGCCCCATCAACTTGGGATGCATTCCAGGACATATTAAAAAGCCTCTACACCCATAAAGAAACCAGAGTTACAAAGAAAATTGGACCTGTAGAAGTAAAAGAAGAATCTATTAGAATTACACCTAAAACTGGTGTTGAAGTAGATGCTTTTGTAATTGATACTTTTTCTGAATTATCTAAGAAATTTCAGAGAAGTTTAGTAAATAAAAAAACTGGTACAATGAAATTACAAGACTGGGGCGTCCTTAAGCATAAGCTTGATGGATCTCTTGATTATATTTCAAGAATACCTGGTATTGTAGTATGTAATTGTCATGCCAAACTCCAAACCATGGATGATGGCAATAATAAAATTATTCCATACATTGATGGCTCTACAAAAGAAGACATTGCTAAATGGTTTGATTTTGTATTCTATACTATAACTGAACTTAGTTTAAATGGAGAACCTAGATATTTCTGGCATACTGGTCGTACTGAAAAATATGATCATGCTAAAGATAGAACACAGCTTCTTCCACTTAAAATACCACAAGATTATCAACTTCCAATAGAAGCTGCCAAAGCAAAAGGATTTGAAGGATGTAAGATCCTTGTAATTGGTAGTCCTGGAAGTGGTAAAACATATGCTCTGCAAACTTTGATACCTGGAACTAAAAAAAAATTAGTCTCAGTTGATCATGTAGTAGAGAGTACTAGTCAAGTAACACAAACCACAAATGGAGTGAACGTATGAGAACTATAACCTTATTTGAAAACTCTGTCGATTATACTGCTGGATGGCATGAGTTAACAATTGCTACAGCTAAGTATGGCAAGTCAAATGATACTCCTGTGTTAGATATTACGTTTGAAGGATACCCTGATAACTTTAATATGCGTACATGGGCAAAGCATAATGAAAAAACGAATGAAGAATGGCGTATTGCCAGGCTATTTCGTTTTGCCAATGCTGGTATTACTGAAGTACTGGAAGAAGATGGAAAAAAGCGTATTGCTTTAAATGATGATGCAGATCAACTTATTGGTAAGAGACTTAATGTTCTTTTCTATAAGGAACCTGTTAATGTAGATGGAGAGGAAAGACAATACTCTCGTGCATATAGCACACCTGCTCCAACTGTTTTCTCTAATCAAGCTGAATCATATGATGAAGATGCAGTTGGCAGATTTAAAGTAAAAGCTGAAGAGCAATTTGCTAACTACGGAAAAGGTACTTTATCTACAAATGGTACTGTAATAAGTTCTGAAAAAGAACTAGTTACCGCAGATGATGAAGATCTTCCATTCTAATTAGCTCGACCTAACAGTCAATAAACGAATACAGAGAGGAGTCAGTATTGCTTTCAATAATAGAAAGTAATCGCTCCTCTTTGTGTTTAAAAGGAGATATGATGAAAATTTTTAACTTAGCAACTGAAATACAGTATGCATTACAGAATCATCCTGTATTACGTGATGATGATAATAGATTAATAGCGAATATATGGTTCAAAAAACTTCCTAATATTGATGAGTTAAGTGGAAGAGAGATGTTAATGATAATTGCAAAAGGAAAACTTCCTAGTTTTTCATCTATTGTCAGATGTAGAAGGAAAATACAGGAAGAAGATAGATCTTTGCGTGGAGAGTTATGGAATAAAAGGCATCAAATTGCAAATGACATAAGGAAAGAAATTAGAGGATTTCATTTAAAGTTAGAAAATGGTAAAACATATGATTAAAGAAATGGCATTATCATTACATAATAGGCATCATTTCATTGAAACGTCTAAAGTATCCGATTGGCAAAACATGCCAAAAGATACATTCATGAGCTTATATGATTATGATGATCACATCAAGGAATTTTTTCGTAAACATAATAAGCTATCTGGATATGATGGATTGCTATATATGCCAGATGAATTTCTTCTTGATGTAGATGGCATTTCACCTGAAGAAGCTAGACAAAAAACAATTGGCTTAACAGTGCTTCTACAAGATCTTCTTGTACCATTTAATATTTATTTTTCTGGTACTGGATTTCATGTGGGAATACCATCCACAGCTTTTAGATGGAAGCCAGATCGTAATCTGCACATCAAGGTCAAACAAGCATTAACACATGCTGGTATCTTTGAATATGCAGATCATTCTGTTACTGATAAAACACGTATTATAAGGCTAAATAATACTAGAAACAGTAAATCTGGCAAATGGAAGATATGTATTGATCCTAAAATGCTACATGGTGATGTAAAGCTTATTGTTAAACAAGCTACATTTTCCTCAAAATATCATACTGAATTGCCTGAATGTGAACCTGTCTTTGATGTATTTACAGAAACAAAATCAAAGGAAAAAGCATTTGTTGATGGTACAAAGCTAGGCAGAAAACCAGATCCTATTAATTATCCCTGCATACAGACTATGATGGCTGGAGTTAATATAGGTAATAGACATGGCTCTGCGCTGCGTATAGCTGCACACTTGAGATGGATGTACCCAGAGATAACAGTAAGGACAGTAATGGAAAACTGGCGACAAAGAGTAACTACAGATGAAAAGCCATTTACAGTAGATGAGATGGAATCTATCATTGAAAACTGTTATACTGGCCACGGTGGCACTGGGTATCGGTATGGTTGTCAGGATGTACTAATGGATAAGCATTGCCAAAATACTTGCAGATTGTATAAAGCAAAAGCTGATAATCTTGTAATGAATGCTGATGATATGGAAAAGACATTAATAGATTTTTATACTACTGATTTAAAAGGTATAAATCTTGGTGAACCATATGGACAGCATTTTCCTATTTATCCTGGTGAAGTGGTGATTGTACAAGCTCCACCGAAAGCAATGAAAACAATGTTGTTGCAGAATTGGATTAATTATTTCAAAAAACCTACATATTTCATGGAGATGGAGATGTCTCCAAGGCAAATGTGGTCTAGGTTTGTACAGATAGAAAAAGGTTGGACTGAAGAAGAATTACGAGAACACTACAAAGCAATGCGTAACGGTGTATCAGATGGTTTTAGTTGGCTGACTATAGATTATTCAGCTTGTTACCCATTTGAAATACAGAAAAGAATTGCTATGT